TGAAAAAAGTGGGATGTCGTAAGCCAGATTATTCATATTTGACACACTCTACTGACATAGTTGAAAATTCTCCAATGGTTAGAATAGCATCAAACTTTTCTTCTTTAGAGTAGTCTTCCGTAAGAAACTCCAAGTTAACCTTGGCTCTCATCGGAGTGTCTACTAAAGTAGAAAAAATTAATCGTTCTTTTGGACCTGTTTGAGTAAAGGTTACGCTACCTTTTTGGTTCACAACCTGTACCTGCAATACATCATCAATAGTTTCCATGGTCATATCATATGATTCCTGACCCAGTGGATTAAAAACAGTGGCTTTCCATTTACTTTTCATCATTTAATTATACCATAAAATTTACTTGACTATTCATAAAAAAATTGACCAGTTTCTAAAGCTGTTGGAGGGTTATCTTTATGCCAAACATTTACAACCATAACCCTTCTAACCCCAGTTACAGGAGCAGTTGTATTGTGTATAATGTGACCTGCGTCAAATATTATCAACCTGTTAGGGTTACAGGCTATTCTTTCTCTTAATTCAATTGGGACTATCAGTGGATCTATATTTACCATTTCTAATGCTTCTTCTGTATTTTCAGAAACTGCAGTTGGATGCAATTCTAAAAATCCACCTACAACATTATTTGTATGAGGATAATATACACATCCTATCGCTGGTCCTCTAAATATTTTTTTATCTGCGTAAAGGAAAGTATCTTCATCTACGTGTGTTCCTAAATATTGCCCAGGATTAAATGTCCTTGTCCAGTATTCAAAACCGCAAACCTCTTCAATTGGAAAAGGTAAATTATTTTCCCATATTTTTTTTACAACTTTTTTTCTTGCAGTATTTACTGGTGAATTCCACCAACCATCCCAAAACATATATGGAGCAAAGCAGTCTGCTTTTTCATCATGATAGCTATTTAGCTCCATTGCTATTCGATCTTCATTGCCCATAGAAGGCGGAAAAAAATCTTTTGTTTCTTCAATTTCCCTTAAAAGATCTTTATCTTTAATAAAATCATCTAATATAATCATAAGTATATAGTACTACAATTTCACTGCGTATGTAACAGCTGCTCCCGTTGGGTTGTGGTAAACCGCTGAGTTATCAATATTTTTTAAAACTTGATGAACTTGATAAATTTCAGTAAAGATAGACTCATCTTGATACAAAGAATCCATTCCCGTGTATAACATCATGAGAGTTCCGTTTTTATTTAATCTATTAAAAAAATTAACAGCAATATTAGGATTGTGAATTACATCATGGAGACTCATGCATATGAAATCATAAGTTGGACCTTGATTTGCTTCAATCTCTTGCATTGTTACAGTGTCATAATTCCATTCATCTTTTTTTATAAATTGCTCAAATAAATCTAACTGATAGTTGTTCAACATTGTTAGCTTAGACCTTTTATGCATTAAGTTAGCTAAGCCAGTGTTAAATGCTGGAAGCGTCATTAGGGCTGTCTCTGGTTTTGCCGTAAGAAAACCAAACTCATGAGTATTGGCCGCATAATAGTATGCTGGATTTACGTTCCAGAAATGAGTATCCTCACTAAATACATCAAAATACCATATTAGAAAATCCATTCCAACAGCTATTTTTCTTTTATCTAATGATAAAGTTTTAAGATAATTATTTATTTTTTTACTTTTAAATATTGAGTCTTCAACTGATTCTATATCTATATATTTAATTAGTTTAATTAAATTCTCAAAATAATTCATTTCATAGTTCACGATTAATTGCCCCTAAAGCTAATTGACGCATGTACCAAAGTCTTCTGATGTTTCCTATTAAAGAAATTCTTTGATTCTTTAAAAATAAAAAAACTTCATTTTTTCGACCATCTAATTCATTAGATTCAATTTCTTTTATTGGTATATCTGTTATACCCCTAGCTGAATCTATTAATTGGTCTATTGAATACGAATTATATTCGTCAATATTTAAACCAATAAAACAAACATAAAAAGCTAATTGCTCATCTATGTATTCTAGATCTTTTTGCGCGTTGTACATCTATATCAAATCTTCTATAGTTGGAGAAAGCGGAAGTATTATATACTTATTCTTATCTGCAAACTCCTTAGTAAGGACATACTCACGAGTAGTTCCGCCGTTAGGCATTGTGATGTTTCCATCTTCTTCCGAATACGTGGGGACTGAATTATCTAAAGTTTCAGTAAACTCATGTATTGGTTCTTCACTAATTGGTTTGAGATTCACTTATTCTTAGTCTTTCTAGTATTTTTTTTTGATCTTCCTTTACTTCAAAAGCCTGCTTATAAAGAGTAGGATTATCCTCGTGATAATTTTCAAGAATATGAGAAAGCTTTTTAACTGATTCAGACAAAGCGTCTATTGCTCTTTTGATAACTTTATTTTTTTGTTTATCTGTTAAGTTCATATTATGGTTGAGCTAGCTTTGGCAGCCCTTCAAAAGCTGTACCAATTTTTTCACCCTTTTCATTTAAACCTGTTTTAATTCCCTTTGTCCAAGTCCAGGGATTCTCTGTATTATTTTTCATTTTTGCATCTCCGTATGATCTACGAGCAATCATTAGATCTGGTTTATCCCAAAGGTTTTCTACAACAATTTCCGTTGATTCCAGCAGCGTATTTGGATAAATAGTAAAATGCATTATAGGCATTCCTTCTGGGAATAGGACTGGTTCTCCAACTTTTGTTATTTGCCAATTCATATTAAATTCGTCTGGCCACCAATAGCTTGGTATCGATGCCGTTAGCGGAACTGCGCCATCAATAAAATAATTAGGTGAACCAGAAATCCAAGTACTATATCCGTCTTCTGTATTAAACGCCCAACCTGTAGTGAATGACATCATTCCAATGATACTTGGAATTGCGAGTGATCTTCCCTCAAACTTTTCGCCTTCTAATATCTTTGGAACCGTGTTTCCACCATCCCATTGAACAACAACATCTTGCTGAAGAATTAATTCCCAACCAGTAACATTCGCAACAGTTAAGGGAAGACATTGGTATGCGTGCTTATTATAGGTGGCATCCATCCAATCTCTATTGAATCGAGACTGTTTTATCTTTGGTGGATTTTGAGTTGTTTTTACTAAGGTTAACTTGGTCATCTAATTACCTTGGTGGTGCGTACATTATTGGCTGTGTGCCACCTTTTGATATTCCAACATTTTCAGAAACTTTTGAACCATCTGAAGCGTAGCCTATTGGACCTTTATGGTTGTTATCGTTGTAATCGAACATTGTTACTGCACTATATTTAATACCACTAGTAACCTTTAGTGAGGCGTGGGCATAGATATAGGTTGATGGAAATATTAAAATGTCACCCTTTTGTGGCTTGAATGCAATATTTAGATAAGGGAACCAGAGCTCTCCGCCTTCATAGTCGTCATTAAGATAGGCAATTGATGAAACTGTGCAAGTGTAAGAGAATCCATGATCTGTATGAACAGCAAAGTGCTGATCTGCACCGTAGCGAACAAAGTTAATAGCCTCCATATATTCCATTTTGAAATTATATAAAGATTCATAATGAGTTAAACACTGTTTGATTGCTTTTTCTGTATCTTCATAACATTTTTTTATTTCTTCAAATTCTGGAGTTAACATTGGCCAATGCATTGGGCTCATTTTTAGATCTACACAGTCTCTATATTCTGGCATTTTTTCATTGTAGCCAACCATTGCTTCTGACCATTTAAAAAATTCATGAGTGCTATTGCCAATAGTTTTTTCTAGTCTTTCTGGAATATTTACATCGTCTGCAAGTGCGCCCCTATAAAGATATATTCCAAGTTTAGCGTTGTCTTCTGCATTTTTGCAAGCTCCTACATGAAAGTATTCCATATTATCTCCGTTCATTTTTGATTTATGATATGATTATTATACCACAACTTCAAGTCTAGGGGTTATTATGTTTGATACGAATGACAAGTCATTAATTTTACCAGGACATTTTGGTTCTTCATTTGACAATATAAAAATTATCAAAAATTTTGTTGAATTAGAAGATCTAAAAAAAATACAGTATTTTTTACCTACAATTAATGAATGGATGGATGCAGGAGAAAATACTTATTCCGAGGATGGCACATGTACCTATGACGCTTCTTATTGGTCAAATCGCCAATGTAGTTATGATATTCTATCTAGGATTAACTTAGATATTTGCAATTTAGTAGACAAGTATATATTAAAAATGAAATACTTTTTAGAAGATAGCTTTAATGTTAAACTCTCCGTTAGGCCACCGGTTATCATTAGATGGTTTCCAGG